AGAACAAATAATTGAAGAATTAAAAACTGTTTACGATCCAGAAATGCCATCAATTAATATTATGGATTTAGGATTAGTATATGATATTGATATTAAGGATAAAGATGTTACTATTACTCATACATTAACCTCTATGTTTTGTCCTATGGCAGACGAAATAACAAAAAATATTAAAGAAGCTGTAGAGCGAGTAAAAGGTGTTGAAGTAGTAAAAGTTAAATTAACACATACACCACCATTTACTAAAGAAATGATGAGTGAAGCAGCAAGATTAACATTAAATTTATGAAGAAAATAATAATACAATATTTTTACATCTTTGTTATTGTTGGGATATTACTAAATATTACTATTGAACTTTCAACAAGTTGTGAACCAATAAAAGAAGATACTCCAATCATAGAGTGTAAGAGTGGAGATACCAAGATAGAATCCCCTTGTAAACAAGAGAAAGAAGGAGCTAATATTAACACTATTTCCGAAGCTATAAACCAATTAGGAGCTTCTGGCAGTATGCCTAAATAATACTATGACTATTCTTAAATCATATGATAGACAACCAACAGCACAAGACTATGCTTCACCTACACAGTTTAAATTTAGTATATTAAAACTTCCAAAGGTTGAGTATTTTTGTACAGCTGTAAATATACCAGGCATATCTTTGGGTGGTGTCCCTGTTCAACAAACGCCGTTTAAGGACATACCTTTACCTGGTGATAAGTTAACTTATGAACCACTACAAATGACTTTTATGGTTGATGAAAATTTAGAGAACTTCCAAGAGATTCACGGCTGGTTAGTTGGTCTAGGTTTTCCACGTGACCATTCAGAATTTAGAAATTTAATATCTTCTGGAAGTGATAGATTTCCAGCAAAGACACAATCAGTTAGTACAGAGCCGGGTAAGGTAACACTTGGTACACCTAACGTAGGTGGTACATATTCGGATGCCACACTTACTGTTTTAACAAGTAAGAATAATGCCCAATTAGAGATAAGATTTAGAGATGTTTTTCCTGTGTCTTTAACTGGATTACAGTACAATCAACAAGCAACAGACGTTGACTATCTAACGGCTACTGTTGCTTTTAATTATGAAATATATGACTTTGCTACTGTAGGTTCATCTACAACTAGCGTTACAACCTCATAGAGGCTTGATTTTTTTAAGTTTTTGTGTTATTATGGAGATATTATGGATTTAGAACAATTACAACAATTAGCTGATACCAAGCTAAAAATTAATGATACTGAACTTGATTTAGAATCATTAAAGACACCGCAGTTACATAACGAGTTTTTAAAACATTTAACTAAATTTAAGTTAATGTTAAGTCGTTCAGAATCGGAGTACAATATTCTAAAGAGGAATAAGTGGGAATATTATACAGGTAAGGCTGACGCCTCTGTGTATGCTTTAAAACCATTTGATCTAAAAATATTAAGAACTGATATAGACAAGTATTTAGAAGCAGATGATGAGTTACAAAAAGCAAAACAAAAAATTGATTATCTTTCCACAACAGTTGATTTTTTAGATAGAACAGTTAGGCAAATATCCAATAGAACATTTACAATCAAAAACGCTATAGACTGGAAGAAGTTTACTTCTGGCGCTATCTAAAGATGACAGCCGTTAGATATTTAATAATAGATAAAAAAGATGAGGTTTATCTAAAAATAGAAGCTGAGGCTGATATTAGACGAGAGCTAGGTCAATTTTTTTCTTTCGAAGTTCCTGGTTATAAGTTTATGCCTAATTTTCGAAACCGCCAATGGGATGGTAAAATTTATTTGTTCGCATATGCCACAGGCCAAATTTATGCTGGTCTTTATCCGTATATATTAAATTGGTGTAAAGATAATAATATACAAGTAGTAGATGGCACAAAGATTAAAGAAACTGATGTTGAAGATAAGAAAATAGATCAGTTTATTAAAGCATTAAAAATACCATTAGAGGTAAGAGATTATCAAAAAGAAGCCTTTGTACATTCTATAAAAAGAAATAGATGTTTATTGGTTTCTCCTACAGCTTCAGGTAAGTCACTCATTGTTTACCTAATGTTAATCTTTAATCTGTTGAGATTAAAAGAATCAAAGCAAAATAAAATACTCATTATCGTACCAACCACATCTTTAGTAGAACAGTTGTTTAAGGATTTTAAAGATTATGGTTATAATAGTGATAGAAATGTACACAAAATATATCAAGGACACGAGAAAGTAACAAACAAAAGAGTTGTTATTACAACTTGGCAATCAGTATATAATATGCCTAAAAGTTGGTTCTCAGATTTTGGTATGGTTATAGGCGATGAGGCCCATTTGTTTAAGGCCGTTTCATTAACTAAAATAATGTCCAAGTTAACCAAATGTAAATATAGAGTCGGTCTTACAGGAACATTGGATGGAACACAATGTTTTACTAGTGATATGAGGGTAACCACTTCCACAGGACCCAAAAATATAGATAAAGTCGTGTCTGGTGATATGGTGTTATCATATAACGAAAATAATAAAACTGTCCAATATAAACGAGTGTTGGATGTATATAATAATGGCCGACCTAAGAAAGGTAAACTTTTGCTAATTAAAACTAATAATAGAACTATAAAATGCACGCCAGGACATAAACTATATACTACAAATAGGGGGTGGGTTGAAGCTAGAGAATTAACTCTACTAGACAATTTACTTATAAACTAGTTCTGGAGTTCTTATTTTATATAAATAATAATATGAATCATTACACATATCTTTTAGAATACGTTAATGGAATGCTTTATCATGGTGTTCGTTCTTGTAGCTGTAATATTGGTGAAGATGAATATTATGGGTCGTCTAAACACACCCCTAACGAAATTCCAAAGAAAACTATATTAACAAGACATAACACTAGAACCGATGCTGTAAAAGAAGAAGTTCGATACCATAAAAAGTTGGATGTTAAATGCAACAATTTATATTATAATAAGTCGAATCAAAAATGTGTTGGATTTGATACGGCAGGAGTTCCTTTGACTCAGGAAGCGAAAGATAAAATTAACAGTAATACACCTAGATTACGTGGTCAATATCATCCAATGTTTGGTAAAGTTTCAAATAAAAAGGGCAAAACTTTAGTTGAAATGTATGGCACTAAAAAGTCTGATGATATAAAGAAAAAAATGGTTGCAAATCGAACATATCTGTCTGGTACGAATCATGTTATGTTTGGAAAAACTCACTCGCAGGAAACTAGAAATAAAATTAGAGATAGTAGATTAGGACAATCCAGTTGGAATAAAGGTATCCCTATGAGTATTATTACACGAGATAAAATGTCAAAAAGTAGAATGGGTAAACACATATCTAAAAATGATTATAAAGTTATTACTAATATCGGCGATATACATATGGTAATTGGTATTGGTATTAGAGAATGGTTTAGATTAAACCTAAGTTGTGAGTATCCTAAAACATGCATGGCCCGTAGCATAAAGGAAGATTCGTATGTTATACAGGGAAAGTGGAAGGGGTGGAAAATTGAAATTATATAATGAAAAAATAGAATCTATATCTGAAATAAATTATGATAATGATGTGTATGATATAAACGTGGAAGATAACCATAATTATTTTATTGAAGGCGCTTTAGTTCATAATTGTCACAAGTTAGTATTAGAAGGACTATTTGGTGTAGTAAATAAAGTTGTTTCTACTAGTGAATTACAAGAAAAAAAACAATTAGCTGACTTAAAAATATTCTGTTTAATACTTCAACACGACAAAGAAGCTAGATATTTGTTAAAGGATAAAAGTTATCAGGAAGAGATGGATTATCTAGTTTCAAATGAAAAAAGGAATAAATATATAAGAAATCTTTGTTTGTCCTTACAAGGCAATTCGCTGTGTCTATTTCAATATGTAGAAAAACACGGTGTGATACTTAAACAACTTATAGAAGAAAAGGCTGGTGACAGAAAAGTCTTTTTTGTTTACGGAGGTGTAGAAGCAAATGAAAGAGAATCTATTAGAGCGATTACTGAAAAATCGGATAACGCTATCATTATTGCTAGTTATGGTACTTTTTCTACTGGCATCAATATTCGTAATTTACACAACATTGTTTTTTCTAGTCCTTCAAAGTCTAGGATACGTAATCTCCAAAGTATTGGCCGTGGTCTTAGGTTAAAGGATAATGATTCGTCCGCTACATTGTATGATATTGCGGACAATTTAGGGCTCAACGGTAAAGAGAATTACACTTTGGCTCACTTTAGAGAACGTATTAGCATTTACAATGAAGAAGACTTTGAATACGAGATACATAACGTGGATTTGAAATAGGATAAATATTGGTATGAGTAGGGCGAAGACTTTAATTATGAAATACATAGTGTAGATTTAAAATAGATGACAAAAGAAATTTTACCAGAAACAACACAATCGGCCGTTAAGGTTATTAAACTTGATAATGGTGATGATATTGTATGTTGTTTGGCCGATCAAAAACTATCTGAAAAGTCCGGTTTAATTAGGTTGGTTAAACCTTTATTAATTAAATATGTTCCTCAATTAACACCTCACGGTTTTAGAGATTATGTGGCCCTTATTAAATGGGCGGCTTATACTAATGATGAGGTTATAACTATTCCCATTAAAAAGATTTTAACTATTACAGACGCTACTTCTGAAATGGCTAAGAGCTTTAAACATATGGCTAATGATTATAAAGGTCTAGAGTCTCCGAGAAAAGGAAGTGATTATAATAGGACTATGTTTAATAAACAAGACAACGATAAAGTAAATGAAATATTTGATGAGTTCTCTGATATGGATAAAGATGAT